ATATGACTGCGAGCGAGTGGCGTGGCGCTAAGGGTCGTCGGCATCGGGAAATTCAAGCGATTTTGGATCGTAGGCGTGCGGAGAGAAATGTTGCGACTAGGACGGAGCCGCCGGAGGATAGGGATGCTCCAGAAGCAGATGCTCCCGAACGGGAACGTCCGCTTGGGCGTGAACAATCGCGGCCAGTGGCTGATCTAAGCGATGAAGAACTTAATGATCAGATAACCGAACTGGAAAACATTGACGTTGAGGATTTGTCACGGACGGAGGAGAGGCGTTTAGAGGCTTTGGGCGATGAGTACGACAAGCGGTTTGGGACTGAAGAAGAACAGGATCAGGCGCGTGAAGACATGGATCTGGAGGAGCGGCTGGAATGGTATGAGACTGATCCGGAGACTCTTTCCGATGAGGAACTTCAGACTGAAATAAACGAATTGAATTCTGAGGAGGATTTGGACGAACATGCAATGGAGTGGTTGACCAAACTTTCTAATGAGGATGACAGGCGGCAGGATGAGCGTCTTCACCAAGAAGCGTTGGATGAACGACAGGCCGCAGAGGATGAGGAAGAGAGACGAGCGGCCCTAGTTGAAGAGCGGCGAGATCCACGGGAGATGACTCCTGAGGAAATGGCTGAAGAAATGAATGCCATTAACGAGGCTGATGAAGATGAGTTAAACGAGCATTGGGGTTCGTCTGAAGCGGCGATGGATCGTTACAACGTTTTGCAGGATGCGCTTAGTGAGCGCGAAGAGCAGGATGCCAGAGATCGCGATCGGGAAGAGATTGAGGATCGTGTTGCTGAGCAGGATGATCCACGGGATATGAGTCCTCAGGATATCGCTGAAGAGATGTCCGAACTGTTTGATATTTCCGAAGATGACGACTACACGGAAGAAGCAAAGGAAGAGGCTCAGGAGCGTTGGAATCTGCTAAGCGCCGAACAGGACAGGCGTGAAATGGAAAGGGAACAGGATGAACGGGATCTGTCGGATGCGTTAGACGAGCGGCAGGCTGAAGAGGATGCGGAAGCGGATCGTATCCGTGAAGCGGAGGAACAGGAAGCCGAAGCGGCAGTCGAAGCCGAAGCAGCCCGAGAAGCGGAGATGGAAGCAGAAGAACGTCAGGTTCGTGTTGAGGAACATGAGAACAATCCTCCGGACAGTCTTTCCGAAGAAGATCTCGCTAATGAGATAGCCGAACTTAGTGATTCGGAAATCATGGATGATCTTGATAGGGATCGTTTGAATGATCTTGAAACCGAAGTCGAACGTCGTATGGAAGTTGCGGCTAGGACAGCAGACAAGAATCGGGGTGAACGTAATAGGGGTCTGAGGGGCCGCTCTAAGGAAAGTCTTCAGGAAGAACTAGACGAGTTGATGGAGGCTGATGGCGATGAAGATCGTATGGATGCGCTTGAAGCCGAATTGGATCGTCGGGAAAAGCGACGGAGTCGGGACACAAGGGAACGCACCCGTGAACGCACAGACGAGTTGGAAGCGGCGGAACGGCGCGAGTATGAAGGAGAGGGAGAAGACGACGATGAGACTCTTCTGCCGGAAAGGGAGCCTGATTATTCCGGTGAGGATGATGAGGCTGTTGACGCCGATGAGGATCGGGTTAATCCTTACGCTTCTGAACCAGACAGGCCGACGACCACTCCGCCGGAAGAGCCTGAGACGATCCCACCGGCAGCAGTAGATCCCGTTGATGAAGGTGGCACGGGTCCGAATGGCGAGTGGACGGATGCGGATGAGGCAGCGGATCCCGCTGGTAATCGTTACGCTGAGTTGGAAGACAAACTGGATAGTTTGGATTGGGACATACATGCAGCGTTGGCTGCTGGTGATGACGAACTAGTTGTGGGTCGTTTAATCAGACGAGACGAATTGCTAGAGGACGACGGCGGTTTGGTCGGAACTCACCGTGAAATTATGAGGCATGAGCATGATGCTGAAATCTTGCGGTATCTGGCCGAACATGAATATAAGGATGGACAGAAGGCAAGGGAAGACGGGGGGTCAAGCCGTGAGCATTATGAAAATAATCAAAAGTATTTGAATGTGTTGGCGGAGGCTCACCAACGTGGCTTGTTGGATTCAGGAGATCCTGATCCCGATCCGGTTGCTGATCCTCCGGAGGCGGACCTTCCTGACCCTTTAGAGGGTAAGACCCCGGAGGTCGCTGAGGCGGAAGAAGCCATAAGGCGGGATTGGGACGGTTATTCTCCGCAAGAGAAAGAGTATTTAGCCCTTCATTTCGTAGATACTGAAGTAGCGAAACTTGAACAAGGATTGATTGACGGGTACCGCGGCAAGTCTGCTGTAACTGTGCCTCCACTTCCGGATGATGCTACGCCGGAAGAGAGGGAGATCTCTGCCTTGCAGCAGTCGTACCTGAATGCGAAGGAAGCCACGTTTCAGTTGTTGGCACGAAGGGATATGTCTGGCACGTTGGGGGGTATAGATCATTCCGCTCAAGGGAAACATGCGTTTACCGCCGATATTTCGGCTAAACAAATTCTTGCTGCCCATATTTTCAACAAGTTGGATCAAGCCGATTTGAGCAGAGTAAAAGACGCACTTAATCCAAACACAAACATGCTGGGTAATGTTCCTTACGATCTCAATTGGGGAAGGATGGACTTTTATGATGACTTCGACAATCCGGAGATTGTTTCAGGATTAGTAGAGTTGGCAGTTGCACGGATGCATAAGAAGATGCAAGCAGATGGAACAGTGGTTACTGATGAACAGGTAGCCGAAGCAATGTCAGAACTAGAAGTAAATTTTGCGGCTCCGCTTGGGGAGGCGATGAGAGACGAATTGGATCGTCAGATAAAACGAATGGGTAGTGAGGTACTAGGCGGTACGGCTGATCCTTTCCTTCGGGACATGATACTTGATCCTCCTAGCGGTATTGGTGCCATGAATACGCGAAATTCATTCATGGACGATCTCTGGTCGCCGGATGGGTACGGTCGTATGCATAGTGCTGACTTGTTGCGGATGACTATAGGCGCTCCGAATGTTGGTAAGGGTTTGGGCGAAATTGGTCGTCTCATAGTTGAAGATCTTGATATTGGTTTTGTTCCGCAGAATATGCTCCATAATCCCGATTTGCTTATTGGGGGTATAATTCAGGCTTACGCTAGGCAACTGAGTAGCGGCGCTATTGACGAAGCGACTTTCGTTAATAATCTTAAGAGCCTTCCTGCTGACTTGGCAAAGGGTTACAGGAAGCACGCGGCAGCAGGATTAGCAGCATCCCGTCACGGTCAGGGCGCAAGACTCCATAAGGATTTGGCGACAGCACTTTTTGGGAAGATTGGAAGAGCCGACGAAGCATCCGCTAGAGAAATGTTTGATGCTGGAGTTAAGTTAGCGCTGTTTAAGTCGGCTGAAGAGGGAGATCTCAGACATTTGGCGTTGGATGGAGTTATTGATGTTGAAATGCCGTTGACTGAGACAGAAGTCGTTGCTGGCTTGATCAGGAAGTTCCGGGTAGTTTCAGATGTGCCCGTATCGTTCGGCACCGAAGCGGACGGAGGATCGTTAAAATGGGAGCCTCCTATAACAAGTCAGGGACGAAAGTATAAATTGAGTCCTTCAGAACAGCAGGCAGCAGCCAATGAGATTGAGGCAGCCGCTGCCCTGTTGTTGCCAGATGATTGGATTGACCTTAGCAATTCATCCGGCAGAGTTGTTCTGTATAAGAAAGATCTGGACCGTGCTTCGTTTGGTAGTAAGACAACACTTGGCCTTGAGGCTGCCATGCCTGAAGGTGTAGGCACTAGTGACGGCGCTATAGATATCACTAGAAAGGATTTCACTATTACAGATGGTGGTCATGAAATAGTCCACAGGATTCAGTCCGTAAACGTATTCTTGCTGTTGCAGGATGATGCGTTTGCACGGCGAAGGCAAACTCCTGCTACTGAGGCAGAAGCAAGATCTCCGAAGTTTAGAATGCGAACCTTCAATACAATTCTAGGTAGGACTGGTATGGGTAGTGAGTCTGCTATTGAAGATCACTTTTCTTTGCCTTACATGGGTAAACACTATAAGTCACGGCGTGGTGATCTAAGAATAGAGGTAAGTTCTACAGGTGTAGAACTTTTGCTTGGAGGGAAGGTTGGTGCCCACCACCGTCCCAAAGATCAGCAGAGAGATGCTAATGGAATACCTCAGGAGTATACGCTAGCGGATGCCTTAGCGGAAGATCGAAGCAGTTCTTGGATCGGTCACGTTTTGGCAATGCTGGTTGGCGTTTAATGGATAACTTCTTCGCCGGGACCGTCGCCTGTTTCGGCGTCATCAAATAAGTCTGTATCAATGTTTAGGACTTCGCAGAATTCGCTGAGATAAGCGTCGATGGTACGAAAGATGCGTATCTCTGGTGGCTCATCGAAAGAGGGCTTATGTCCACTACCGGGTGGGACACCGACATCGCCCCATGTCATGACAACGGAAGAAAGCGCTTCCAACTGTGTTGATGCGTGATTGGGATCTTCAGACCAGCCAGTTTCTTCCGTATAGGTGTAGTCAAAAGCGCCCTCTGTAGTGGCTTCTGCCGAATACCAGCCTTCTTTGAATGTTCCGGTGATGTGGATCATGCCTTCATCTTACATTAGTTGTTGTTTCTATGCAATGATTTGATGGATGTTACAGTAGTACCTATGGCTAAAGATCCTATCGCAGATACTGTTCTCCCATCGAAGAGGCAAGCACTCAAGGTCGGAAAGATGTTGGGCTGTACCGGAGCGCACCGCAAAGGCGACGGTTGGGGCTTGTGTGAATCAGATGAACTACTGAGGATTCTGATTAAGAAGGGTTCTGCCGCCTACCGCGAGGCACGCGACGGGAAAGAGAAGAAGTCTTGTTGTCGTTCCTGCGAAATGAAGGCCAACGCTGCGGACGAAAAACTGATCTTTCCAACACGGGAAGAAGCCGAAGCAGCAGCCCTCAACATGGGCTGTTCGGGGGCACACCAGCACGGGGTTGGTCAATGGATGCCGTGCGAGACTATGGAAGAATTCAGTGCCGCCCGAAGTTCTCCAAACAAGACGCGCCTTGTCATAGATGTCCCCACGATGAAACGGCGTAAGCGGATCATTGACTTGCCGAATGTCCGGCAGAGCAATTGGGAACCTTTAGGGGGTAGGGGTATCCGTGGTGTAGAGACATTGGCTGGTGGTGGGCTAGTCGCGTCTAAGCGCTTCTATACAACTGGCAAGCGTCGCGAGTATGCCGCTAGCGGAGTAGCCATGAAAGATGGTTCTTATCCAATTCGTGATGTCGGTGATTTACGAAATGCTATACAAGCATTTGGGAGAGCAAAAAATAAACCTGCCGCTAAAAAACATATCAAAAAGCGCGCTAGAGCGTTAAAGCGGACTGATCTACTTCCGGACACTTGGAAGGATTCTTGAACAACTACCTATAGCAGTTGCAATGATCTTGTAATAACATAATCTAAACTAACTACTGTTCAAATCGGTTGTGGTGCTTACCTAAGCCGACTGACATCAAAACCATTCAACTATGTCGAACAGGAGTTACGACTATGGCATTTGACGAGAGTCGGCTGACAGAACTTCAGGGCGCATTGCGCGAGAAGATGACAGCCAATAACGATATCGCGGATTCCTTCCGCACGGAGGATGGTACAATTATCATCGACTCCGAGCGTAAGTCTGCGTTTGATACCAACATGAGTGAGATCAAAGAGATCAAGTCTTTGATTGATTCCATGGAAGACATGCAGCGGGTTTCGGATTGGGGCACAGAGGCTCCGGCGGAATCTCTTGCTGCGGTTGCTAACGCTGATCAGGCGGGCGTGTTGGCTCAGGTCACCATCCCGACTGGCGTGAAGAGCCTTGGCGAAGCATTTGTTGACTCTGAGGAATTCAAGTCAATGATGCAGCGTGGCTCAGGCACGATGGACAGTCCCTATAACGTCAAGAACCTTTACGAAGGTCAGGAAGTTAAGGACATGTATTCGGCGCTTCCGACCGGTACGCCGAGCGCGTTTGGCACGATTACCCGTGATCCAATCGTAACTCAGCAGCACCGTCGGACCCGAGTTCGGGATCTCTTCCCGACCCGGCGCACCAATTCAGCGGTTATTGAGTATTTCCGTATGAGCGGATTCACGAACGCAGCAAGCACCGTTCCTGAGCGTGTTTCTTCGGCCTTCGGCTCTAAGCCGCAGACGACGATGACGTTCGTGGGCGAGCAGGCTCCGGTTCGGACCATCGCTCATTGGGAAGCAGCCCACCGCAACGTTCTTGCCGATGAGCCGCAGTTGCGGTCGATTATCGACAACGAACTCCTTTACGGCCTTCGGCTCCATGAGGATCATCAGATCCTTTCGGGTGCTGGTACCAGCGAAGACCTCACGGGTATTCTGAACACCTCCGGTATTCAGACCTACTCATGGTCCGCAGGTGCGACCCTTCCGGTCAAGGACACCAAGGCTGATGCAATTCGGCGTGCAGCGACTCTGTCGTTCCTCGCCTACTACGAGCCGTCGGGCGTGATCCTCAACCCGAACGACTGGGAAGACATCGAACTGACCAAAGATTCAAATGGTCAGTACCTGATGGCTGTCTCCATCGTTCAGGGTGCAGAGGCCCGTGTTTGGCGGATCCCGGTCGTGGACACCCCCGCAATCGCTTCGGGCACAGCCCTTATCGGTTCGTTCGGTCAGGGTGCCCAGTTGTACGACCGTGAGGAGGCCACAATCCGTGTCTCCGAGCAGCACAGCGACTTCTTCGTGCGTAACGCCATTGTGGTGTTGGCCGAGCAGCGCCTCGCCCTTGCGGTGAAGCGTCCGGAGTCGTTCGTCAAAGTCACCTTCGACGCTGCGCCTTCCTAATCTGTAAAGGAGTAGCGGCTTAGTCGCTACCTAATTACAACACATAGGACATGAGAAACCCCCCGGAGCAATCCGGGGGGTTTTCTCGTTACTGGATCGAAACTTCGATATGGGAATGTCCGTCGTCTAGAAAGGAAAGGTGGGCTAGAGGGGCTTTCCGAATGATTTCGTCATACCACTTGGCCCACATAGGTCGGGTGACAATAAAGGCGTCATTTAGATACGGGTCGTATCTGACCGACATGCCGTGTTTGACTGGAGCGTCAGTGATTGTCCCACGAACAAAGGCGTGGACGTTTTTACGTTCTTCCTCTAGGACACGATTCCTGCCAGCGGGCTGAACGATAAACGAGACATCTCGTAGCGTGATTGATTGGACATGATCAATGACGCGACCTTTGTCTTCACCGCTCAGGGCACGGACGCTGTAACAGTCTTTGTGCAGGTTTCGATAGACCTCTACACGGAGGTTTCTAGGTATGTGTTCCATAGGGAGCGGTGTACTAGGCATTCCATGCATACGGCGGCGATGTTGAATTCGTCACGGAAAGTGAAAATGCTGCGGCTGGCCAAATAGACATCTCCGCAATTGTAGCAATGTCCACAGATACCGTCTTCGAGTTCCCATGCCCCATTGTCGATGGCGGCGTGTAGGGCAGCAGTTACTTCGTCAATGGAGAGTGTATGAAGTGGGTCCATTGAGAAATACTATCTTATGGGACAGGCTCCTGTAGCGCAATCATCATCAAGTAATTCACTGACTCCTGCTCCTACTAGAACATTCTTGTTATTTATTCCCAGAAGCATCTCTTCGTACTGCTGTTTAGTGATTTCTTCAAGGGGTGCTTGAGCGAATCCGTGTTCGCTGTGTAGCAGGAAAGAAACGGATTTCATCGTGGGCCAGTTTTTTTCAAGGAACTCTTGGACGCTTTCTAATTCTCCGGGCCTAATGTAAACAGTTACGGAAACAGCGTTATCTGCCCATTCTTCTTGAACGCGACATTGAAGTTCCAATTGTTCAATTGCCGTCATGTCGGAAGCAACGATTGTTTCTTTAGGGAATTCGCAAGGAAATTCAACAACCTTGGTTCGGTTGTCGTTTTCAACCCATTCAACGTGGTAGCCGCGTTGTTCGCAGTAGTCCAGTAGCGGATCTCCGGATGCCATACGGACTCTGCGAATGTGGTGTTCGCTGTAGCCGGGGTGAATGCCGGGAGTGACGCCTGCAAGAAGACTGAGGGTTCCGCTGGGTTTGATTGTTGTGAGTCGGACCGAGGTCGGCCATTCCTTGTAACTTGACCACTGGCGGTCGAAGTCGCGAAGTGCTTCATAGGTTGGAGAAAGCCACTCAAGTTTTTCTAAGGATTGAGTTACACCAGTAACCCCAAGTCCCAGCCTCATATTTTTGCTGGTGATCTCATCTGATTCTCTGTCAAGAGCGGGAAGAGCGGATACTGCTTTTTGGATCTTGTACAACAATTTGGCAATGTCGATCAGTTCTTCTTGACTTTCAATGTTGGGCAGTATGATTTCTGCGAGGTTGCAGGATTCGCGATTAGCGAGGCCAATTTCGGCGCAAGGATTAGTTCCTTCGATTGACTTGTCTTCACGAATTTCATTTCGACGCCCATACTTTCTGGAGGCGTCAAGATTGAATAATCCGTAAGGTTCTCCATTGCCGTGGTAGCCCTCCCAGAAGACTTCTGGAATACCGGTGATGTTGGAAGTAACGATGCTGTTGTTGGACATGGCCCGATGGGACGGGATATCGCCTATATCCCATCGCTTAGCACTCAGAAAGTCAATGTCGTATGGGCTTCCCAGAGCGATCTCTGCGCTACGACGCACGTTGCCCGCTACAACAACTGATCCGATGATGTTGCAGATGTCTAAGACTTCGGTAGAGGACAGGTTTCGCCCGACGGCACCGTTCAGAACCGCAGTGATTTTTGTGATTCCTTCAACGAGGATTCCCGGTCCGGACGCTGTGCCTCCAAAAGTTCGGATTGGAGCGCCTGCCGGACGAATGAGTTGAGTGGAGTAGGAGAATTCTGTCGGATCGTCTTCGGAGCCGAGATAGGTTTTGACTGAACGCAATAGACATTCTGCCCATCCTTCCCGCTTGTCGGGAACAATGTAGTCGGCGTCGGCTACATCATGGTTGTCAACCCTGCCCTGCCGAACGACCCCTAAGCGCTGTGGATGGAGGATGGAAAAGCCCACTCCGCCGCCGAGCATGAGTCGTTCAAACATCCAAGCAAAGTCGGATGGATCCTTGATGTCCACGAACCAGCAGTTGCAGAGGCTATCAAGACCTAAACGGAAATTGTTGGGTGTTCCCAGTTGCCAAAGCATTCGACCACCGGGCATTCCCTTGAGGTTGAACATGTAATCGAACATACGTTCGGCTTCGTCATCAGAAAGTTCAGCACCGATTTCGTTAGCACCGTCGATAACCCGCTGACAAGTCTGTGCCCAATCTTCGGTGGCACCAGTATCTTCATCGGTTGTACGAGCGTAAGTACGTTTATATACTATGTATCCAAGTCCACTGAAACCCCATGGAGGCGTTTTTTGAGAGTAGGGGTTAAGGAAGGCTTCTGTAAGCGGCATCTGATCCTCTGGCTTAATGTGAGGTGTTTAATGGAGGTGACATAGTATGTCACAACCTTTAAATACTGAAAGTTAAAGCAGACCCAATTCTTCTGCTTTTTCCCTACTGATTTTGGTTCCAGCAGAAATAATTAGGACTTTGGCAAGATGGTTAGGAGTGATCCACTGTTTTTTAATGATGTCCTCTTCAACAATGAAAGTGTTCTCGTCATCTGTGTTTTCTTCAAATATGATGGTGTGATCTTCGGATGTGCAGGTCATGGAAGAATTCCCACAGATGATGCATGGACCCGGTTCATAGGCGGCGAATTCGACTCCGCTGATGTGGGGTTCGTCGGTTCTTCCTACCATGGACAGACCATACACCAAGGAATGGGGTTTGTGCAGGGACGCGAAAAGGAGGGCCGTCGAAACGACCCTCCTTAAACGCTTTGGGCTGGTTAGCCCATGATTACGAGATTAGACGGATTCGTTGTAACGGTCGTCTGAACCCAGAGCCTCAAAGGCTGCGTCGTAAATCCTTACAAACTCTTCGGGGTAAAGAGCCTCCAAGGTCTTGTGGGCCTTGTACGCGGCGGTCATCTTTCGACGCTGCCGAATCTTGCGGGCCGCTGCCTTGGCTTCCTTTTCAATTCCATCTTGGTCACGGTTGGCAGTCATGATCCTGTCAAGGACCACCTGCTCCGCGTCGGTGATGTTGTTCACGGTATTCCTCCTCATGTCTTAGTTTATAGGTATTACCCGTGTGAACGCACAGGATAGCAAGTGTCATGATAAAACGCAAGTATTTGAAATTACTTTTCCTTGTTGGCATGTAGGGCTGAGAAGACGAAATAGATGATCATCCCGCAGAAGAAGAGTCTAGATGCGTCGAAGTATCCGATTCCGGGGGAGAGTTCAGTGAAGTTCGGATAAGCGTTGATGACGATGTGGTTAGCCCACAGAAGTATTAGTCCACCGAAGCAACTGATCAGTGCGGCAGATCCTACTACGTTGATAAATGTTTTGATAATGCCGCTCTTCTTCTGCTCTGTAACGGTGTCTTGTGATGTAAGATTCTTGATGAGCCGATCAAAGTCATTTGTTTCGTCCATGAAGAGATCATACTAGCCCTTGTGGAGCAGCGCAATAGGCTAAACTCTTTTTAACTTGTCACAAACGGCTTTAGGAGAAAAGTCCATGCCCATACCAGACACTGGCAGAGATGTAGAACCTCGCGGACCTCGTCGTCGGCGTCCGGGGATCCGTGACCGGATTAATCGCGGTTTGTCACGGGCGGCTAGCAGGTTGGGCCAAGCGCTACGACGGGGGTAGTAAGTCGTTATGGCTCTTGTAACTACTGCTGATCTAAAAAAGTACATGGATATTACTTTTAGTAATGTTCAAGAAGATGCTGCCCAAATGATAGTTGATGGGCTGGAAGCCGACTTGGAGCATTACATCGGTCGTCCTGTTTCTGCTGCGTCTTTTTCGGAGTCGCATGTAGCGCCAGCCAATTACTCTGGCTCATCTCAATATAGTTTTTTTTATGACTACAATCTTGACAGGACGAGTAGCGCTGTATCGGATGTGACGAAGCCGCCGTTTGTTCTTTATACGCGTCGGTCGCCAGTGGTATCTGTTGCTAGTTTGACCGTACAGGGTCAGAGTGATTCTTCCGCGACGACTCAAACGGTTGGTACTGATTATGTGGTGCGAAGATATGGCGTTGATATGTTCACAGTTCAAGATAATGATATAATCGTTATCACCTATACGGCTGGTTTGGACGCTTCCGCAGACAACACATCAGCATTGAAACTAATTATTCTTAGGGCAGCGTCGCGTGAAGTACAAAACCTTCATGATGATGTGGTTGGTATGAAAGACTTGACAACGCGCAATGTCGCTCCCGTGGAGACTGGTTTCACAGAAAACGAACTCAACTCAGTTAAACGGTGGCGTCGCGTCAGGGTGGCCTGACCATGACCAAGATAGAAGCGCGTGGAGTTTTAAAAACCAGAGCCTATTTTGCGGGCATGGTTAGGCGAGCAACGAACTTTCATTCTCAGTTGCGTTGGGCACGCGACGAAATCAAAAAAGCAAACCGAGCAAACTTTGCCACTGGTGGTGTGGCATCTGGGAAAAAGTGGAACGCTCTAGATCTGGAATACCAGTCGTGGAAAATACAACAGTACGGCAATCTGCCTACGATGATTAGAGAAGGCGATTTGTATCGTCAGTTGACATCCCTGTCTGGTCGGGTTAATTGGATCGGTTTGAAGACAGCCCAGTTTGGAACCGATCAAGAGTATGCAGAATTCCATCAAACAGGTACGAAATTCATGCCAGCCAGAAAGATCGTGTTCGTTCCTAAAGGGTTCGCTCACGATTTAGGAGTCGAAGTTGCTGAGTATTTGGTGTATGGTCAAAAAGGCACTAGGGAATATAAGAAACTAAAAGCATTGGCGTTTGACTAATGGTTGCAACAATGGAAGGCCCAGCAGCGGCCAAAAAGTATGTAAATGATTTTCTTGCGGCTGATATGCCGACAAGATTGATGAACTATCGAAACACGTTGAGTTTGTCAGATAGCGAACTTCCGAACCCAGTTAAGTATTTGACGTTTGAACCTTTGACTTTGGATAACTGGCCGACATTGATTACGTTGGTGGAGTCCACCGGCCAGATTATTAGGGATTCCAATGAGCCGGGAATGGATGTTTTGTATCAGGTTGTTTATCGGATGCGTACCTATTGTTGGGTTCGGGCCACGGGGGCCAATGAAGTAACGATTGCCCGTGACAATATGACAATGGTAGTGAGGGATGCGTTGTTGGATCGACCTGCTCTTCGTACTGCTGCGGTGGCTGGAACCGTTTGTGACATCAAGGTTGATGAAGGAACTATTACAGAAGATTTTTCTGATCTTACATTGCTAAAAGGTGAACGTTTCCTTGCGGCTTCATTTCTATCGTATGAATTGAGTCTGTATGAATCTATCGGTCGTGCAAATAAGGGAGTCATGCTGACCAATGTGGTGAATGAATCCATGATGGAAAAGGTTCCCAATGCCCCAACGTTGCTTGGGGGAACAGGTGGAAACACTAATGCGACCCTGAGTTGGAAAGCACCGACCTACGACGGTGGCGGGGTTTATCCAATCACTGGTTACACGATTCAAGCCTCCACGGATAAGGGAGTGACTTGGGCAACAGTTGTTGCTAATACTGCAAGTTTGAATCCAACGCATGTTGTGGGAGGGTTATCTAATGCGACTTCTTACATGTTTAGAGTGGCTGCTTTAAATGCTGATGGAACAGGTGCGTATTCATCTGCTTCAGGAAACATAATACCTTCTGCTTGATAACCCTATATGGGTGCTAATATAAAAAGCGGACAGATACATGCAATGAAAGACCTTCAGAGCCATGTAAGATTTGTCCACAAAGTTCGTTCATCGGCCCAACATCGGAGGCGCGGGGAATGCCCGGAATCGTCGTAAATACCGCAGTCAGAAGCGGACCAGCAGGAACCGGGGAGACGATCTCCGCGCAGGCGTTTATGGTGGGCACCACCGAACGTGGTAAGGCAACCGAGCCTACGCTGATTCGTAACCTCACCGAATACAAAAAGTATTTCGGCAAGTATGTGGCAGGAAATCTGCACACTTACGCACAGACTTATTTTGAAGAGGGTGGAACACGTTTGTATGTTCAGCGTGCTGTGGCAGATGATGCTGTAGCAGGTAGCCGTGCTTTTGTTAATTCTGCCGGTTCAACGGTCGCTACATTTTCTGCCGCAGACGTTGGGGCGTGGGCAGCGAATCTAGACGTTCAGGTTTTGGCTGGTGATGTTTCTGGTGTTCGTGTCAAGGTTCTTCTTGACGATGAGGTCGTGTTGCTTACCAACGACTTGACCACACTTGATTCTATTATTAGCACCGTTAATGTCGGTGTCCCTCATTTGGTTACGGTTGCTAAAGAGTCAGGGGCTACGACTATGCCGGTAGCAACTTCCGCACTTGCAATGTCTGCTGGTGCTGATGGAACACTGGTGACTGATGGGAGCGCAACTGATAATTATGTTGAGGGTCTTGCGAAGATGAGCAAGGACTTGGGTCCGGGTTCAGTTTCGATTCCCGGTATTGCAACGGCCAACTCTTATTGGCACGCGTTGATTGATCATGCTAAGGCTATGGATCGGATTGCCATTTGTTCGTTTACGTCGGCTAGTAGCGCTACTGGTGCCAAGTCTTCCTTGAGCGGTGCTTCTCCGGCGGTTTACACAGATACAGATGCCCATTATGCGGGCTTCTACTATCCGTGGGTAAAGATTCCTGATCCGGCTGCTGCCGGGTTGACGGTCAACAATGCGCCTGATGCTTATGTTCAGGCGAAGCGTTCCAAGGCTGCCAATGAGGCTGGAGGTCCATGGCGGGTTGGTGCTGGAGCGATTTCCGAAGCCACTTTCGTGACCGGCCTGTCGCTACCAACGGGCACCTTGATGGACAAGGCAACTGGCGATGAGTTGGATAACTCTCGCATCAATGCGTTGCGAATCATTAACGGCAAGGTTCGTGTTTATGGTGCCCGTTCTTCTTCGTCGGCTGAAAATGATTGGCGATTTATCACGGCACGGGACACGATCAACCACATTGTTTATTTGGCTGAAAAGCGATTGGAGCGCCACACATTTTCTACCATCGACAGCCGGGGTGCCCTATATGCGAAGATCAAGGCTTCGCTGATTGGCATTTTGGAGCCGGTGTTGAAGTCTGGCGGTCTGTACGCTGCCCACGATGCAGCGGGCGCATTGGTCGATAATGGTTACAAAGTAACTGTTGCTGATAGCAATAACCCTGCTGCCAATTTGGCAACTGGTCAAGTCACTGCTGATGTTGCAGTCAGGGTGTCGGCTGTCGGTGATAAGATTACAGTCAACATCACGAAGTCCAACCTTACGGCTGGCATACTCTAATCAGGGAGTGAAGTAAATGAAACTAGCACAGAGGCAGATTATCGGTTCGATTGCCCCAGCAGAGGTCATGGGGATGGCAACGCCTCCGGACTTTACTGGGTATTTTGCTCAGGTGTCCGGTGGTGAAATTACTGCTTCAGTGGAGAAGGTGTTTGAGGGTGGAAAGAAGTTCCCTGAGACGCTGTGCGCTCCTGCCGAGGTCGGTGATGTTACTTTGACTCGCCACTACGATCCGACCCGTGATGGTTCATTGGTTGCTGGTCTGCGGGGTTTGGTGGGTGCGGCCTATTACGACATCACTATCGAAGAGACGGATTGTGATCTCAAAGTGATGGATTCTGAGAACAACCGAATGTTTACTCAGGCTCTTGTTGTTGGTTTGACTGAGCCTGATGGCGATGCTTCTTCGGGAGCGCCCGCAACCTTTAGCATTACTTTGGCTATTGGTGGTTTGAAAGAAGCGGGTACTGCTTCTGCTGGTACTGCCATCTAAGTTATTAACTTAAAAAACTTGATACCCCTGAAAAGGGGTGTTACTATCTGGATGTCATAACAACGTCCAATGGAGAATATATTATGGCTGATGAAGCAAAAGTAACGAAGACTATTTCCTATGATGTTCCCGAAGATAGTAAGGAACAACTTGTAGAAAAAGAAGCAAAACCTTCAGTTTTGGAACAGTTGCGTAATGTTGTTGAACAGAAGGTTGAGCGGACTGAAATCGAAATCAATGTTCCTGAACGGGAAGGTGTTTCGGTTCGATTTTCCCCGAATGTCACTCAGCAGCAGTTGCGGGCATGGCGGCGAAATTCAGGTGAGAACAGCAAGGATGGATTTGATCCTTTGAGGTTCGCTTGTTATGTGGTTGGTTCGACTTGTACCGGAATTTTGATCAACGATGAGATTGTTGAAAATCCAACAAGTGGAATCGCTCTCACGTTTGCTTCCGATGCGATTCTGGAGATGACTGGTGATGCTCGTCCGATCCCTGATGGGATTCGCAACTTCTACGGTATTGATCCTCACTTGGAAGCCACGGCGTTGGCGATCTTGGATGCCGCTGGTTATGGAGATGAGATTGATGAGATAAACCCTACGGAGCGGTAATAGAAGAACTCTCAGAGTCTCCTGTTATCGAAACAGCCGCACGGCTAGGTGAAGTATTTCATACAGATCCAATTGCCCTATTGGATTGTTCCGAAGCAGATTGGATGATTCGGCTATCATGTGCAATGGTGATAGCCGCTGATCGCGAGAAACAAGAGAAAGAGGCACAAGCGGCACGCAAGGGTAGGCGTAATTAACTAGAAAGTACCGTATTATGGCTGTAGAGCAAAAGGTAGTCATTAGGGTCGAAATAGATCCGGATATGTCTAAAGCCGCTGCGGTTAATGCGTTTCTTAGTACTCTTGATAAAAGACTAGGCAAAACCAATAAGTCTCTCAACAAGACTGTTGATTTGTTGAAGGCCGGAATGGCTTACCATCTTGCTGAGGTTGCTAAAAAGATGGCCGCTTTTGGTAAGGCGATTCTGAAAGTCAACTTTAAAGGTCTAGTTGTTGAGTTGGCTTTGGTTACAGCAGGGCTTGTAGCCATGAAGGGAGCGTTGGCTGCCGGTAGAGGAATCATGAATGGGTGGGCTAACACCGTCAGTTTCCTCAAAGTAACTACTGCTGGTTTCACCGCGGGAATTGTTGCTTTGGTTTCTGCATTGATGGCTGCTAACCGGCAATTCCAGCAGACTCAGTTGTCTCCGTTTATCGGCGGTATGCAAAACGCCCGTGAGGCAATGAGTGCTTTGCGTGGTGACAGTTTAGGTCTTATGGGGCCGCAGGGGATTTCTGGGGCAGTAGCCACGCTTACAAGGGCTGGGGCGGATACCAGAAGGCTCACTCCGATGTTGAAGCAGATCGGAAATATCTCTAGTGGGGATCCCAAGGCTTTTCAGGCATTGACACAAGCCGTAGCGGCTGTTCAAAGCACTGGTAAAACTAAAGCGGGTGCTGAAGCCCTTAAGGGATTGGGTCCGATGTTTGAAGGCGTGGCCGGTAAAGCCGGTGCCATGAGCGCCGACGAATTTATGAAAGCAATGGCTTCTGGAGACTTGACGCCCACAGCGTTTAAGGGCCAAATGGACAAGATGGGCACCACCCTGATGGGTGGATTCAAGGGGATGATCACCAAGTTCTATGTGGCGTTGGCTGACATGGGTGGAGTCTTTTTGGATCCGTTGCGT